CTGCCTGGCTTATTAGTTTTTTCCTCAAGTTTTCTACGTGCACTCGCGATTTCGTTAAGAGTATTTTTTGTTTGCTCTAATTTTGTTAAATTTTCATACCAACCTTTGCCACCAATATAATCTGTGCCAGTAGAAGTTATCGTTCTTTCAATATTGCTCTTTAACCGGACAAGTTCTTTTTCCTTCTTCTTATATTCATTTACGAGTTCAGACAATCCCATAGAAGAATAGTCAACTTTAAACTTTGACTTACTGAGGCGAGTCTGAATCTCTTTTTGAAGCTCTTTCAGTTCTTTCGCTGGATACTTCAAATCAGAACGATTCGTGCGAATGCGAACTTCACTATTGCTGATAGCCTCTTTTTTCTTCTCAAGTCCATCAAACATTTTACTGATTTTCATTAGCTCAGAAAGTCCAGCAACGCCAGTAAAATCAAGCCCATGTGCAGATTTAGCACATTTATCAAGAGCGTCAGCCACTTTGAGAGCCTTTTTCTCAACAGAAGTCAATGTACGACTAGCCTTATTTGCTTCGGTTTCAACAACTATTTCCAAGCTATCTACTTCATTCTCCGCCCTTGATATCACCTGCCTCTCTGATTATTAAACGCTTTCGCCCAAGCACCGAATTCAATCGATGCTATTTCTGTATTCTCAGCAATTATTTCTTCTTCACTCCGATTGTCAACAATATTATCCTTAAAGAATATGTGCTTTTCCGGATATGAACTGTTTTTATTCACTACTTGTCCAATGGCTCTTAATACGTATGCACCAGTCATCCAAGACGTAAAATCAGCCATTTGCAATTGCTTCTTTTCCTGCTTTTCTTTTTCATCACGGTATACGAGAAGAGCTTTTGGAGACATCTTCAAAAATTCCGAATACCCGATACAGCAATAAGCAGCCATTGGAAGCCAATAATCGTAAATGAATTGCGTGCAACTACTAAATCGGATTACTCGTCCACTTCCACATTCTGCTCGTCTGTTTCCGCTTTCGCTTTCGTTCCTTTCTTCTTCGGCTCTGTTACTCCCAGAACCTTTCGGAAAAAAGCTGACTCAGCTACAGCCTCATAAAATGAACGAACGATATCTTTTACATCTCCACCACCTAAAACGTGTTGTTCAACCAGTTCTTCTGCGCCAGTTCTATCAAGACCTGTTGCAACGCATGTAAATCCCATTGCAATCAACATGTACTGATTCTTAGCAAAAGCGTCTGTGATTGAAAACCCCTGCTCTTCCATGTGGGTGAAGTCTCCGAATTTCATTTCTCCGACTTTGTACGTTTTTCCATTAATTTTTACACTTACCATTTTGGCTATCTCCTTTTTCTTAAAAATAAAAAGTAAGGAAACCATTGACGGCTCCCTTACCATAAAATCATCTTACCTGTCTACGCAAACTGTGTAGTAGCGTCTTTATTGTAAACCTCTGTTGATGGCATGATTGAAATAGTCATCTCTCTCAAACCATTTACAGCACCCTCATTAATAAATACGCTGTGCTGACCTTTCCAGCAATACTTTCCGTCTGCTCCGTCTTT